GTTGCACTTGTAAATGATAAATCATCAAAGTCTACAAAAGCTGTTGATGCTGTTGCGTTAGTTTTGGTTAAGCTGACGTTAGCGTTTGCTAATGTGCCGCCGCCTGCTGAATATGAGCCTGAGTCACCGACTTCGTTAGTCGCTGCATAGGCTGTAGTGTTCGCATCCAATGAAGCTGAATTTGTATAGAGAGCGAGTTTGATTGTATCGCTGGATATATCATGATCGCCATCTAACAACTGCTGTTTGAATGTTGCACAAACTGCTTGGTTAATTGCCATGTTTTAAGCCCTCCTTAGGCTTGTGGGTCTGATGACGGTAAAGGAACTCGCAAAACGCCGTCCGCATACTCGTCTCTACGTTTACGTCCCATCTGCTCATTAGCAAAAGCCTGTAAAGCGGTCTGGAACTTCTGACTGTATAATTGCATATCTTGAATGTTTTTCAAGTATGAAAAGGTTTCTGCAAGCACCCCATAGAGTAAAACCTCAGGAGCGTTGTTGGAAATATACGTAGTTGTATTTGAACTAGAAAGTCTTTCGGGTTGTTCATTATACCACATTTCAATCGTATAAACTTGGTCAGGCGTAGGAGCCAGCATTAGCGTATTATTATCCCAATTTGCCCAATATTTAGGTTGTCCTGTATCACTAGTCGTGGACCTTTGAACACTGTATTCGTCCATAAAAGTTGTATCTCTTTGCTCTAGCCAAAAACGATCATTATTAGAATCTACTAATTGTACTGCTCTAGCAAATCGAAAACCGCCCTCTGGGCCAGAAACATCTAAAAAAGCATTGTTTGCTGTACAGGTAGTTGTCGCATATCGTCTCTGAGCATCATCATCAATTAAACGATCGATTTGATTTTCTACGTTTGTAATAAAAACGTTAATTACAGAATTAGATAATACATTACTATCTACTTCTGTGTAATTTCGGACATTAGTTAAAAGTTCTGAATAGTTCATGATATACTCACAGTCACATTACCAACTCGAACAATAGGATTCAAGTCTCTTGTTTCTTTAGAAGGAAGCATTCCATCAGAAGTAAAAGCACTATCTCCTGGTGCTCCCACATTTACAGTTACGGGTTCTTGTCTTGCGGGTCTAGGATCTCTTATAGCAATTGGATCAGCAGGATGATAGGGAGGATCTAATTGTGGATGTTTAGGTTCAAAACACTCTGGACAAGTAAATAGTCCATTCCACTCTTGTTGTAGTTGATGATATTTATATTGTTGACCACATCGATCGCATATAGCGAGAGCAAATTTACCACTTGCAAAAGACATAATTAACCACCTACATAAAAGTCACGAGGAACAATATGAACAGAAGTAGATTGACTATCCTCTGTCAATGCTCTTTGTAACTCTGCTTCATATCTTCTTTCTAACTCTTGTGATCTTTCTGGTGCTACTTCTTGAGCTAAATAGTATGCTAGTCCTGCTACTGTGCAGGGAAGAAAACGATAAGGTGCATCAGGAGTATTTGTATAACCACCGACATCTTCTATTCTTGCAACATAAAAATAATTTATTTGAGTATCTGTTGTGTCAGGTGTTTGATAAAGATTAATTTCTACATTAGCTAAATTTCTTCTCACATAGTATTGACTCGGTTGACCTGTTGAAAATTTATTAGGAAGATTTTCATATTCGGATCTGGATATTTTTGTCATGCTTGTATCAGTCGTTGTATTACCAGATACATTTCTAAAAACTAATTCTAATACATCAGATGCATCAGAGGGTGCAGTATAAGTTGTTGTGTTAGCAACTAAATTTGTTGTTTGGTTTTTTACTTTCCATAAATGAATACCTCGGTTGCCCCATTCAGAGAATAATAAATTCAAATTATCTCTTGCAGCAGTCAACTCATAACCAGTTCTCAAAGACTTACCACAACGAGCATAAGCACGTTCAATAATTCTATCAAAACTTAAATCAAAAGATGTTGTTCCCGAGGTAGCCATAAATTACTTTTTCCCCATCGCCATGGCTTTTCTTGGTGAAACCATCATTCCGCCAGCAGCTTTTTTAACCATACCGCCACCACGTTTCTTTATCATTCCACCACCACGCTTTTTCATCATTCCGCCGCCTCTTTTTTTGACGACATTTTTCTTTTTCATCATGATGTCTTCTCCTTTTTAAATAGTTTTTCGTACGTATCTTGCCTTGTTTTTACGACTTCTTCGTAATACTCGGCTGGCCACTTCTCATAATAGCCTATCTTATGTAGTTTGCAACTCGCTTCGTAGAGCTGTTTAAACTTCTGTATAAGCATCATTGAATACGATAAATCGGATTCATAAGTGCAATTATCTGTAGGATCAACAAGAAATTCTTCACCTTCTACCGTGGCAGGATTGTCAGGATGAAAGCCCATAAAATAAACATCACGTCTATTATATGTTTTGTTATAGAAATCTATCTTTTCTTGAAATTGTTCGGGTGTGTATTGGTCCCAAAAAGGATCACAAAATATAATAATATCGTGTTGCTTTTTGTTCCAATCTTTGAGTAAGGAAGTTAAATGTTTTTCATACTTAGATTTATCAGTACGAACTTCAATTCTTAGTTTGTTTTCTTTTCGCCATTTCGCAGCAAACGGACATGCGGGAAAACCTAAATGTTTATTCATGGGTTCTAAGACTTGCTTAGACCATTGAATTACATCATCTTTTATTTTTTCTGCTTGTTTTTTTCGAGACAAAAGTTTTTACCATTGTTGGTTTACCACCAGGATTACCTGCTGCTCTTTTACGACGAACAGCAGAAGCTTTTTGACCTGAGGTCATTCTTTTTGCCTTAGCTAAAGGCACACATTTTGGATATTTTCTTTTAGAGCCTTTGGATCTTCCACAGGGTTGATACTTACCGTCTTTCTTTGGTGCTCCGATATCCACCCATTTTTCAGCAACCCATTTACGTAAACCGTTTTTCGCCATTACGATACAGTGAATCTTTTTCTTCTATTAGCCATGACCATGCCACAACCACGAGAAACATCATTAGGTGTCTTGATATTTCCATTTTTTCTTTCTTGTGAAATAGATCCACCAACAGATTTTTTTTGAATTTTCTTTTTTCCACCAGGTTTTATTTTACCTGAACAAACTGCACTAGCATACATATTGGCATAAGCTGAAGGATAGACCTTAAATTTTCTTTTAGCGGCCGCTTTACCTTTTGCACAAAGTTTACCCATTTTCTTCTTCCTTTGTTTTTTTACAATCCACACATTCACAGATAGCGCATTCGCACATACAGGTTGTATTTGCGTGACATAGGCAACCACATTTTTGACAGTTATCTAACATCTTTGTTTTATTTGGACAGTCATCAGCGCAATCACACCCTTGGCACATTACTTGACCTTACCACCTTTTTTCATGTAACCCATTTTGTTTCTAACTTTTTTAGGTAATTTTTTAAGTCCCTTATTTTTTGGTGGAACTGGTTTTAGTTTCTTTTTCATTTTTCTACCTCCTGTAGATACTTCTTGTTGCATTTGTGCTCTACTTATTGCCATTTTTCTTTAGTGTTGCTAAGTCGTTTTTAACGACAGCCATATCCTGTAATAAGAGGTCTATTTTCTCATCTAATCCTTTTAAAAGTTCATCTGTAGAGATTTGTTTTTCTTCTAAAGCAGATACTTTATTACTAAGATTTTGCCAAGCCATACCTACTACAAAGATCAAAATTAACCCTCTGATAATTAATGTTTGATATTTTTCAAAGAGCTTTTCCATAATTTATCCTATCACGAATGATCCATTTTGCGAATGCTTTTTATGAATATCCTACCTTGAATTTCTTCTAGCTCTGCCTCTGCTTCACCACAAGTAATCAATACTGTTGGACCCATATTACGTTTCATAATACGTTTCTTTTCTAAACAATCAGCAACACCTGTTGTGTAAGTATGTTCTAGCAACTCACCGTTGCCACTAAACAAACAAAGAACCATGACTACTTTCCACATTAGTGACCGTTCCCATTTGCAAATTGAATATCTCTTGTAGCGTCTTTTAGTTTTTCTACATCTTTAGTCAGTTTATCTACTTGTTCTTCTAAGTGTTCTAACATCACTTGTGTATGTAAATTTTCTTCTAATTGTAAGGCGTGTTTTTCGATCATCTTTGCATTCATTTCGATGAGCATATAAATCTCTAGATTTTTTGGTGTTTGTTCTGCCTTCTTCAAAAGATCAGCTTCCATTAATTGACGATTAGTTTCTAAGATATTTAATCGTTCAATAATTCCAAAATATGCCCATACACCAACAGCTACAGACACTGCAATTGCTATTAAATTTCTAATAGGCATGCCTACTGTTGTTTTGTCACTTATCTCCATTTAACACTTCCAACGTTTACGTGCTTGTCTGAGTCTTGAATTAGGGTCTTTGGCAGCTTTTGGAAACTTTTTCATTTGTCCGGCAGAACGAGCACAATAAGATTTTCTTCTTTTTGCAGCTTTACTACCAGGTTTGACTTTACCGGTGACCGCTGTTTTTAATTTAGAACCAGGATTCTCGCGTCGATAACGCTCGACACCCGCTTTCGTCATCCCCGCACCACTCTTCGTGGACCGGAAATACTTTTTGGTTT